CTGGATGTCGTAATACTTTCCGTCCGGTAAACACACTTGGACTCTAGCCTCTTGTGCTACTGGCGATTTCATAAACTTGTCTAGGGCCTGTCTTAATAGCTTTCCTGATACCATCACTTGAACATATACCAAAAATAAATTATATTGCAAGCATGGGAGTACCAAAAAGACTAACGGAAAAACAAATCAAGTTTGCTAATCTAATTGTATCAGAAGAGGGCAAAAAGACTGACTCGGAATGTGCAATTGCTGCAGGTTATGATCCTAACTCTGCTTACGTATCGGCAAGTAAACTACAGAACCCTTCATTGTATCCATTGGTGACCCAATACATTGGAAGACTCAGAGCAGAAAAATTAAAAAAATACGATATTACTTATGAGAAGCATTTGGCTGAACTAGGTAGAATTAGAGATGGTGCTTTTGAAAGTAAGGCCTGGAGTGCTGCAGGTAACATGGAAATAGCTAGAGGTAAAGCAGCGGGATTCCAAAATAATAATCATTTACATTTGCACAAGGACCTTAACGACGTAGAAGAATCAGAACTAGATAAGATGTTGGCTAAAGCATTACAAGATTTCAAACCTATTATAGATTCTGATGCAGAAGTAATAGAAGAATCTAAAGATTAATTTTTTCCATTTTAGTTACAATACATTTAGGAAATACATTACGATCTGAAAATACTGCAGACTCAGTATCATAAGAAGCAAAAGTCCAAACGTTTTTATTATCCTTATCAAAGATATACGCTTGAGTTATCATCTTAGCAGGTTTTAAATCTTTTACGTCAGCAGCTTCTGCATGCCCCGAATCCCCGCACGGATCAATCCAATGTATAGAATAAAAATAATATTTCTTTTTACCGATGATAACGTGTTTATATTTTGACTTTTTTCTTTTCATGTCTCTGTATAGCACCTATAGTTTTTTTCTCTAGGCACATTTTTTTCAAAAATTTTTTTCTTATGCGCGCGTACGGGTTTGTTAAAAGCGTTGATATAAGCCAATTATTGTAAATTGTAACTGCTGTAACAGCATTGTAACAGCGTTTTGTTACAAAAATATCGTCTAAAAGTGTTGGTATATGCGGATAATAACACTTTGAAGGCCATTGTAACCATTGTAACACCATTTTGGAAATTGAAAAACAAAAAAACTTTTCTGGCAAAAAAAGTCTATAGGTACAAACAAGCCTTTATTGTGACATATTTGCAACACTATTGTTGTATTTTAGCCACAATCAAAACAATATCCAGGTAGACTACTGCTTTCATTTTTATATAAATGAGCATTGCATTTTTTAGCTTTACAAAAAACTACACCTTTCAAGTCCATTTTGGGTCTCTTACCAAAACCAGGAAAGTCTTTTGCTTTACCTTTCCAAGCTGCTATCATCACTTTTTGTTTCATCTTCTTCCTCCTTTTTATTTTTGATAGAATCTTTTTTACCAAAGATCCTATCAAAATTCTCTCTGTATTTATCGTCGACGGGTCTCGATACTCCGTCCCATTGTCTTCCTTTTTCTCTACGTGACATAGGCAGATTCCACCTTTTTATCTGGGTACTTCTTTTTAAGTTTCTTTATTGCTTCCTGTTCTATCTCATATAGATCCAGAATTATATCACCCGTTTTCTCGTCGATTGAGTAGTATATATCTTGTTTATCTTTCATATTTATTCCTTTCATATAATATCCTATATAACATTACATCCCGGCTCTGTCAACCACTTCTTGAAATTCTTTTTTCTGCTTGTAATATTGGTCTACTTTTTTCCACCATTCGTTCGCATAATGTCTGAATTCTTCGCCTTCTACGCGAAATTCCTGGAATAGTAAGTCTTTACTGCACATTAGAATGATTCCAAACTGGATATTAGTTTGATATATTTGATTGTGTGCAATTGCATATCCTGCTAGCTGCAAGAAATAATCCTCAATCCATTCTTTTCTTTTTGGTTTATTGGTTTGTTTAAAATCTATTATGGCCTCTTTGCCCTCGTAAATTCCGACTCCATCAGTTGCACCCGCGTACATCTCCGGATAAAATAAAACACACTCAGTAGCCCATAACTCTTCTAATTTATTTTTCAATCCCTGGTCCGCGATTATTTGTGCCATCTTACCGGCTAGTACACCTTCAGGAGTTAGATCCACGACGGGTTTATCTAACATATATCCTTCAAGAATCGAGTGCATAAGAGTCCCGCGAGTCGCTGCGTTGTCCTTGATCCGTTCTGCTTCGGCCTCTCCTACTCTAGCTTTCCACTCGGCTAACTTTTGTTTTTTCTCCTCACTCTGACATGCAGCTAAGATAGAAGTTACACTCGGCAGCTTCTCTTCTCCTACCAGGTAATGTCTCTTACCATCAATAATTTTTCGAGTAGAAGTAGGGTAATAAAATTTTTTATTTATTTTTATCATAAGATCCTTTCACAACATATCTTACCATGGTCGTCCAGGGATTAAAATCATAATTTTTCGCACAACCACTTAATAATACTAACACAATTAACATTCTAATCATCTACACTTTCCTCTCCAACTCTTAAAAAATTTTTCCAATCATCTGGATTACTATTTTTCTTTTTTTCGTTACAACCTACACAACAAAATATAATATTATTTTTTTCGTAAGTTAATCTTGGATCCCATCGATCAATACTAAAGTTAGTTGTTATTTGGCCCTTACGTCCTTGATATCCTTTGCCTCTAGTTCCACGTCTAGCTTTAAATGTAAAAGGCTGCTCACAATATCTACAAATACGTCCATCAGAATCTGGAAATTTTTTCTTCATATCAATTATATGATTCATATATAATCTCCAAAATTCTTTTTTATCCATGGACTTATCAGGTTTATGTCCACCATATTTACCATAACTAGGTTTAAGCTTACCACTGATGGCTCTTCCTACATATCCACGTTCCGTGTTCATGTATTCAAAATCCTTTTGTACTCTCCGTTCGTCGTGAGGATTTTTGTAAGCCACTAAATTTTTCTTTCAAGACAAATTTTATTATTACCTTGGCCTAAAATATCAAAGTCATAATACTTCAACATATCTCTGATCAATTGCATATTATATTTAGGATAATCATCAAAAATAAATCGAGTCTTAGGTGCTGCACGATTCACAAACCATATGACTTCAGTAATAACATCACGAGTCATGTGTGGACCATCAAAGTGTACCAAAGAAAACTTAGAACCTTGGTGCGCTGGGTCCGCCATAAACTTAATGTCTGTATCATTGTACAAAGTAAACTTACCTTGATTACGATAAGATTTAAAATCATTAAGCATAGTATCTCTCATTTGATCTGTGTAATCGCATGTATACTTACCTGTGTCATCGTAGTGTTGATATTCTAAATTACCATAAGGATCTATACCAATGTGAATGTAATTATTAATTACATTGTCCATAATAATTTTAGAACCTAAACCTTCTCTTACTCCTATTTCAACAGACGCATAGCCATCACAATCAAAATTCTTGGTCCATTGTTCAAGTAAAAGATATTCTGTACTATCTCCTTTAATCATGTAACCTCTGCAATGCTTCTTTGTAAGCGTCCATTATTTTTCTATGAGACTCAAAATATTTTTCAATATCATGATAGGCCCATTCTTTTTTATCTATAATAACCTCTAAAGATTTACCTGCTGCACTCGATGCATGTTGAATTATATTATAAACAAAGTCTTGTCTTACTTTGTCCATCGATGGTGGTATAGATTCAGGACTTGTTCCTAACTTTAAACCTATGACAGCTAAAACTTCTTTTACTTCATTTATAGATTTACGACCAAAGTTAGGTGTTCGTAGTAACTCACCTGGAGTTTTTTGTATTAAGTCACCAATTGTTTTCATGTTAGGTTCATATTTTAAAAATGCAGAATGCACTCTTACACTAAATTCAAGATCGCTTATTGGTTTGTCTAGTAGTTCTCGATTCATTAGTTCTCCTTTATATATAGTTTAGATCGAAGAGTACGTATCTCTTCAACCAATCTTTCGTTGTGTTTATGTAGTTTCTCGTTCCTAAACTCTAGAACTTCTATTCGTTTAGTGAGATCGGCAGGGCCCCGATCATCTGACGAGGCCCCCTTCTTTTTTAATAACTCTAATTTTTCAATTAGTTTATTGTACTCAATGATGTCTGCTTCACTCATCATCTGTGATATTTCATCAACTCATTAAACTTTTTAAGTTCATGCTCCGATATGTTTTGCAGCCCATTGGTTTGGTTATAAATCTCACGAGCCTTTAAAAGTTTGTTAGAGTTTTCTCTTTCAAAATTTTTAGCTTTGTTTTGACTTATAACCTCCAAATGTTCTTCTCTAAGTTCCGTCACGATACTTTGCCCTTGACTTCATCTGTAAGTAACAAAGGTTTCCCTGGTTGTTTGATGTAGTCGAACGCATTATCTATGTTAATAAGAACCTGATACTTTTTATCTTTTCCTGGTTCCTCTAACATTTCTGCGCCTACTTTATACTTCAGCGCATCCTCTAGCGAGTCTGCTTCTTTTACTATACTCACTACGTCTTCCGCTCCCTTGTATGAGAACGATACTCTTTTGACTAATGTATATTTCATACTTTCCTCCTGTATTGGTTAGTCTTTTATTTTGCCATTTAAACGTTTGGCTTCTTTGTTTACTAGAATAGTTACTACCTGTGCTCTCGATACATCGGGATCATCGGGTACTAACACTTTTCTAATCTTATCAATTTTCGCATACGTCTCTTTTTTAATTGAGATGTTTTTGTATTTGCTAAAATCAGTCATCTGTTATATCCTTTCATTTTTAATATAAGGATATCCTACAAAATATTCTTCTTTATGTCAAGGGCAGTATGAAATTTATTTTAACTCTATATATATGTTCTATAGTGGGCAATAATTGCATGTATGTACCCACAGAAATGCATGAATATCAGAACACTCATGATACATTCTCTGGTTGTATTAAAGATGGGTTGGGTGAGTCTTTTGAACTCTTTTTTAATGGAGACATATTAAAGTTAGATCAAATAGATAAATCTCAGTTGTATCCTAAATTTATGTGCGAGCCTTTTGCTCCTGAAGCTGCTGAAGAGACGTAGAAAATTTTTTTAATTGTTGGTACCAAAGCACCTTATATTTATTATCTTTAGTTTTCCAATACAGATTAGCGAGCTCGTCTGCCTTGGCGGTTATATTTTTTAAAGTTTCGTTTCTCATTTTTATTTAATCTTTTTTTGTGACGACCCGGACGTTTCTTAGGTTTTGGTCTAGGGACAAAGTCTTTAAATTTTTGTTTAGCCATTACTTAGAGTGTTCTTTTATCCATTGTTTATCACTTTCATTCAATCTTAAATATCTTATACTTCCATTAATGTGTTGTCTAGTATCTGCTCCACAATTAGTGCATCTATAAAACTCAGTAACAATTGCTACTAAAATAGTTTCTTCATTACATTCTTCACATATACCATGGACGGTATCTATTTTACTAAAAACTTTAAA